CCCGACGACTCCGACGACATCTTCTAGGAGCCGACCCATGGAACGACATCCTTACTCTGATTGCGTTTATCTAGACGCACTGGAGCTTGCCGATCGATGGGGCCTGCATCATCAGACGCTTGCGCGCTGGCGGCGCACCAATAAGGGCCCCGAGTTTTCCAAGTTCGAGCACCCGACTCGGATTTTGTACAAGCTCTCGGACGTTGAGGCGTACGAAGAGCTCAATCCCAACATGTCCGCAATGTTGCGGCGTGTCACCAACGTTTTAGAGGAGTGACTATGGACTTCAAGATCCGCGCCAACGTCTACAAAAAGACAGCTGAGGACCACAAGCGCCGTTACAAGGACGGCTACGACCCCAGCAAGAAGTACCCGACCCACGGCCCTAAGGGTCCGATCGACATCCCCTTGGATCAAGCCAAGATGCTGGCCGAGTACCTGATCTTTGCTCAGCAAACTGAGCTGGAGTACAGCGAGTATCACGGTCAGCCTGTGATCCGCCTTGACCTCTCTGGCTACGCCAGCTCCGAGAAGGCCAACCCGGACAACAAGTACCTGGGCTTGACCTTGTCACCTCACTATCAGACGCTTCAGGCTGCACAAGAAGCCAAGGAGCGTCACCAAGCGCGCGTGAGCAAGCCAGCAGCACCGCAGACCATCGATTCTGCCGCAGCTAGCCTTGCTGCAGCGACTGGCGGAGAAGTCAGCAGCGGCTCCTTTGAGGTTGACATCTTCTGATGAACACTCCGAGCTCTCCCATGGAATTTTTGAGGGTGTGCCTATTGGAGCGCCTTGAATCACTCCCGGAGGGCTCGACCATTCAAATCTCTGCCGAGCAGTTAAGGGTCTTAGTAACTGCTTACCACGAATGCCTTGATCTGATCTCTCACATGGAGAAAGTCATTGAACAGCATTGCACGGACTTTTGAGACGGTCGGCCTGAAGATCGTCAGACTTACTTCAAAGCAGCCCGTTTGGGTTCTGCAGCCTCCCAGCTGGACTATCCAGCACTTGGAGCCAATTGCCAAGACCAAGCCTCAAAGCAATGTCCCGGTTCTTAGCAGATTCGGCATTTGGATGATTGAAAAGTCAAACCCGCTTGCCAACGTCCAGCACACGACCGGAATCATTAAGATTACTTTGCCGTAAGCCGGCAAAGCCCCATAACCACAAGAACTGCACTCTGCACTTTGATGGATTACACCTACAAGAGCCGCGCCACAAAGAAAACTTACCGGCTCGATCAGATCCCTGGCCTAACAGACACTGAACGTCAAATCCTTAAGGATGATCTTAAGGACGCGATTCAAGGCATGCGCCAAGAAATGTACGAAGAAAGATATAGGATCAATGAAGAAGATAAATGGTTTAAGGCTGTGAGCCACAAGGTTGGAATTTGCACAGCATTTATGGATGAAATTGAGAGCCTTGAGTCTCTTGACTTCTCTCAGATTGACAAAGTGACGCTTGCATTTTTGCGCAATAAACTCCAGTCATTGCTTGGTTTTCAAGAAACAGACCGTATATTTACTGAGTCGCGTCAGCTGGCGATGAGCCGCATCAAGTCCATCAAGTCATGAGTGACTACATCGATACGCCGGGATCTTCTCATGGCGAAGGAATCAGCAGGCCTGTTAAGGGTGCTCGAACGCGCCTTTACATGTTGAAGGTTACAGGACCAAACTTCCCAAGCATGCGCATCCAGATGAGAGCGGAAACTTTTCCGCGTGCTCTCCGTTACGCCAGGGCTCGTTGGCCTCAATGCACTATTGAAAAAATCAAATGATGGATGATCGCTTTTACGTCAAGGTCTTAAAGGCCAGCTTTGAGCCGCAAAGGCTTATTTGGCTGGCAATGCATCAAGACTATTACGAGGGTTCGGTGGCTGATGTACAAGCCCCACCTGAGAAGCAAGCAGGTGAACTTGTTGTGAAGCATCTGCTTCATGGCGGTCGTGGCCATTATGGCCCACTAGAGCACCCGCAAATTACTTTTTGCATGACTGGCTTTCCGCATTCAGTGATGCAACAAGCTCGAACACATCGTGTTGGCGTCAGCTTTGATGTTCAGTCGATGCGCTATACGGGCGCACGAGTTTGCGACGTGGCTTTGGGTAAATGCGACGTAGAGGAAGTTTTTTACTTGAGGCCTCCCGGAGCCTACACAAATCGGCAAGGGAAAAAGTACGTCTACACCGAAGACCTCAGGAACCTTGGCTTAGATCAATGCCACATTGCATCTCAGCTTTACCTGGCTCATGTCAAAGAAGGCGTTGCTGAAGAACAGGCAAGAGGGCTGCTTCCCTTCGATTTTCGGCAAAACTTTGTTGTCAGTTTCAACTTAAGGAGTGCGCTCCACTTCTTGGACCTCCGGGCCAAGGCGGATGCCCAGCCGGAGATCATTCAAATGTGCGATTTGATGTTGCCTCACCTCAAGGGCTGGTCACCTGAGGTCATGGCCTACTACGTTGACAAGCGCCTAGGCAAAGCAAAGCTCGCTCCATGAGACTTGAAGAGGCTCTTGGTCTCCTGTACAGGGGTCGCGCAAACGTGGCGAAACAGGCCAAGAACCTCGGTATGTCCACCGCCGAACTTCAAGAAAGGTTTAGGGCTTACGTCTCACAAGTGCCCTTCGAGCGCACAGATTGGGAGAAGTCTGAAGAGCTTTGCTGGCCTTACATCACCTGATCAAACATGAGATGCCCGAATTGCGACTCTTCTTGGCACAAGGTTCGCGAAACACGTCAAACCACTGGTTCTTCAATCTCCAGAATTAGGACTTGCGGCCATTGCGAGCACGTCTGGTACACGGCTGAAATCCCAGTTCACCGCTCTAACGGTTGCCACTCCTACAGCCGAAGCCCCAGGAGCGGTGGCCAGTTTGGCGTCAAGCCCAAGCTAATTGAAGAGTTGAAGGCACTGGCTGCTCGTGAAATTACCGTAGAGGAGTGAGCTATCAACCGCACCTTGCCGCTATGAGCTGCGGCTGCCAGCTAGTTTTTATTGGCGCGGTTTCCCTGTTCAAGCCGTGGTTTTTTGATGGTGGAGTTGTCTACTGGGGGCAACTTCAAGACACAGAATCTGCAGCACTTGAACAGGCTGAGATACTAAGGGCTACACACCATTAATCTGTGGCCTCTCTGCGTTATCACGCCGGTCGCATGGTCCTCAGCCAAGAGGATGGGACTTGGCGCGTCAAGATAAAAACTAAAACTTCTCGGGTTACCTATCTGCTGTCTGCCACAGAGGTTGAGCAGGCTGTCTTAGAGGCCGAACAGCTGTATGCCGATGCAAGGTGCATTAACAATGGTCAGCCCCGATGCATGGACTGCATACACTGGGAAACGGTAAAGGCTGACTGCAATGTCGGCTGCCCAGAAGGGAGGATGACGGGTGGAAGCTTCGCCAAGGAATGCGCCTATTTCTGGGGCCATACCGACTAACGCATTTGATTGCGGAGACGGCTACTTCATCACCCAAGGCCTTGAACCAATAGGCGAGCCAAGATATTGCGCTTGCAGTCCTGATGGTCACCAGCGGTTCGCCAATGATCTTTGGCAGGCTGAGATCTACATTCACCAGATGAAAGATGCCGCTGCCAACGCTCACAAAGGTGAAACGTAACGGCCGCTGGTACTGGGCGGTCACCTACTCAGGGATGACTCGGTATTTTCCTGAGTCAAAAGACTGGCTTGCGACCTCTATTTATCGTCAAGCATTAAGTCTTGTTCTGCAATCCGAGCAACAGCCTGCTTCAGAAGCTTCGTCTGATGCCAGTTCTGACGAGTCAAGCTAACAGCCAGCTCTTGAAGCTTTTGAAGATCATCAGCCCTTCCAATGGCCCTGATCATCTTTTCTAGCTCCAGCTCCTCCGGGAGGCTGAGGGTGACGCACATCCAGTCGGTCCACCCCATTTGCTTGCTCCAAAGACTTCAAGATGTCACGTTCCTCTTTATAGGGAGGATTCGACCTTATGCGCATGTAATCATGCACGGCCGGAAAAAGCCATTCATGAACTGGAAGACAGTATTCCCAATTGACCGGCTGAAGGCAGCCGATCACTACAGTTGACCAGAAAGCGCCTAGATACGACCAGATCTGGTACAGAGACTGCATTTTGCTAGGCAACCGCCGGCATCACGGTTAGATGATTGTTGTAATGACCAGTCAGCGCATAACTCTTGGCAGGGGTTGAACTCATGAGATGAAAAACCATCTGCCCAATCTTCAAGCCAGGGTAAAGCGGGATGGGATGAAGCCTGCGCTCATTTTTTAATTCAAGTGTCAGTCGGCTTCCATGCCAGCCTGGATCGCACCAGCCAGCAAGCATGTGACCGTAAAAATCACGGGCACGGCTTGATTTGAGTACAAATTGCGCGCTGATGTCTTCTGGAAGATTGAAGAGCTCAATAGTCTCAGCCAAGCAAATCTCGCCGGGCAGGAGAAAGTAGGGATCATCTGCCGTCTTGGTGGAGATGTCGATTCGCATGAGCTCTGGCGTCTCGATCACCTCCATCATCAGGTGATTACCTAGACGGACATCAAGGCTCGCAGGATTGACCAGGTCTGGCTCAAAAGGAGTGACCATCTGACTGCCCTCGCAACGCGCGCGGATTTCCCAATCGCTCAGGACAGCCATAAACGGGTCAAAAAGTCAGCCTACTCGTCATCAACAAGGATGACCCATCCACTGGGACGGCCTTCGACCTGCCACCGCTGCCTGAAAGCAGCCCGAGGAATCTTGATTCCTTTGCCGCCATATCGGCTGTAATGACCACCTCTTTCGATATCTGGCGAACCCATTGGGTCGTTCATCACCCAGATGCTGTCTGGAGAATTCAGCCCTTCGTAGCCGATGATGACGCTCCAATGACCGCAGTTGGAATCACCGCAAACCGGTGCTTCACCTGAGCTGATATTTCCGTGATGCAGCCAACCGACAAGCACTGGCCTGCCAGCTGCAATCTCAGCTTCCACCAGCTCGTCATCGGCATCCATCCTGAATTCAGCCTTAAGACCCAGCGCCCTCAAGGCTTTTACATGCGCATGGACTGAAGTCGTGCCGCCAAACCTTTCTCTGACAGCCTTGTATGCCTCATAGCTGTCTACCTTCTTGTAGGAAGCGGCAACCATGGCAGCTGCTGCAGTGAAACACATCCGATACCCAAGGCCGGATCTGTCATCCATTTGATGGAAGTACGGAACCAGCACTTCTTGCGCGATCCCTGAGGCCTTCCATGCTTCGTACCAAGCAGCGTCTTCTTGCAAGAGCTCCTTGGGGATTGAGTCTTCTAGCTCTTTGATCGCGGCATTTTGGTGAGGGGTATTGCGATACCACTGAAAGAAGGGGAGCAGTGCCAGTGCCATTGGAATCGCAAAGACTCTCTTCATTTCGACAATGATGGCGCGAAGCAGCTTTTATGACCATCCATGAAGCCAATCCAATAGAAGCCAACTGCAAAAGGGCTCAGTGACAGGAAGGCTGAGCCCACCGTTAGAAAGGCGACGATGACCAGCATCGTCATCCTTTTCACTTGTCAGTTCGGCGAGCAGGGAAAAGATTTGCCTCGACGAAGTCCACGACTTTGTCGTCGACCGTATTTTCTGTCTGCTTGGAGTAAGCGCGCAGAAGGTCCAAGACGAGATCTTTGACGCTGTCAGACTTAAGGAATCTGAACAGAATCGGCTTGATTAAAAACAGCATCACCTGTCGGCAAACGAAAAAAGTCTAGTTCCTATCTGAGTGACCTTCCAGTCGTGCCACTGATCGCTCCAAGTCACTCAACCTTGAAAAGACTTCGACGTCACGGCTCTTGATGTCGGAATGCAGGACATTGAGCCTGAGCGACAGGTTGTCGACTGCTTCTGTTAGACGTACCAAGGACTCGCGGCTTTGTTGTCCTTGTTTACTTATCCCAGTCGCTCCAAGGCCCGCGACTGTAATTGACGCACCAGCGACGGCAGCCCAGACTTCAACCATGCCTTCGACCTCAGCACTGAAGCATCATGCCAGATCCACAAGAGAATCATGAAAAAGAAGGGGTGTCCGTTGCAGACTTAGTGAAATGCGCTGTTTTGGTTTGGAGCGCGACACTTCTGACCGTCTCATATTTGGGATTTTTCCCTCAAATGAAGATGGACAATACGTTCGTGGCCAGCTTGCTGACTGGTGCCATGGCGTCGTTCGGCATTGAGCGCAAAGCTGGTAACGGAAATACCCCTAAAAAACAAACGCCTAAAATCAACTCGAATGAGCCTTCCAGATGAAACGCCTTTTACTCTTGGCATCAGTTTTGGCTTTTGCTCCTGCAGCCAACGCTGATATCACCCACAAGATTCAGTCCTCGATTTCGTTGACTGTCGATGGTGCAGCATCCGCCGCCAAGCGAATTGGCAGCGCTTATAGCGTTACTGGTAACAACATCACCCTTGACACTGCTGGCGGACTAGGCGCGTTAACCGCAGGTAGTGCAGTTGGTTACACGGCTGCTTCGTACAGCGTGACGACTGCTGGCGATGCATTCAGCTTTACCGAGAATTTCTTGGAAGGCGACGCGACACCTAGCGCCACAACCGTGACCAGTGGAGTGGTGGGTTCACTGCCAATGCTGGGTGACACCACTACCACTTCTGGTGGAGTGGCCGGCTCTCTTGCAGGCACGATCGCATCTGATCATGCGCTGACCATTACTGCTGGCGGAGCAGGCACCTCGGCAATTGGCCAGATTGTCACGGAGCTGAGCATCGACTGATGAAAGCCCTGTCCTTTGGGGCCTTAGTGCTGACTGGCGGAGCTGTCTTGATGGCCTCGCCAGTTATCGCCGCACCAGTGATCCCTAATTTCACGACTGGCAGCATGACCAGTCACACCGAGACCACTAGCAAGGTCACAGAAACGATTGTCAGTGAGTCCTACGGGACAGGCTGGGAATACACAGTCACTGGTACAAACGTTCAGCATGATGGGACTTCTTTGACCCCTGGAACTACAACCGTTAATTCATGGACAGGGCTAGACACGACTGCCAAGCCGAACTGGACCATCGTGGTTCCGGGAGACAGTTTTCAGTTCAGCGAAACGTACTCTGGCCCTGGCCTCGCAAACATAACCACTATTCAAAAGGTCACCGAAATCCAGCAAATTACGGACACTATCTCTACTTTCTCGCAGTAGTGCTCGCTGTCCCCGCAAACGCGGAGACGATTGGTGGTGTGTCTGCGACTGCATCGCCAACTGCGACATCTTCAGGCTCGGTGACCAACCAAGCTGTGATGATCGCCCCGTCACAGGCTTTTACCTCTTCATACGGCAATGGTATTCAGTGCCAAGGTCCAACATTGACAGTGACGCCCTATGTCAACCGATCCAAGTCATGGCAGTTTCCTTATGAAGCTAGTTATGACGATCATGTATACGACATTTCTGATTTGGATAATGACGGGCTTCTCGACAATCCGGGAAAAGTCTTATATTCCATGCCCACGAGGACAGGCCAAAAAGACAGTCACAATTGGTCAGGCGGAATTTCCGTGCAGGCAACAATCCCATTAGATGGCGGACTACAAGAGCGCTGCAAAGAGATGATTGATGCGAACATTAAGCTGCATAAACAGGCGGCCGAAACGAAACGACTAGAGTACGAAATTGCCAGGCTTAAAAACTGCGGAGAGCTCAAGCTCAAGGGTATTCAGTTTCACCCCAAGTCTCCCTATTACGCGGTCTGTGCCGACGTAATTGTGACGCCAAAGCCTGGGCAGGTACTACCTCATCGGCACGCTATTTCCGCAGTCGGCGCTGAGCCTGTCTCCTCTCAAAAACGCTAATTGGCTTAGTTGGGCGACCCAAGGCTTTTTGGGCTTTCTTGACTGCTGTCTTCATCGCGGGCTTGATTAATTTCAGCAGAAAAGGGGTTGCCACGCCAGCCGTGACACCAACAGCAGCCGTGATGCCAACAGTCGTTACTTGTGGAAGACTCGGAATCGCAGCTATAACTTGCTCAGAAAGAGGAATCTCTTCGTACAGGACAATGCACTTACCTTCTTGAATCTCGTAACCCGAAATTCTTTTTTCTCCACCTTGCACAAGCGTTCCAACTTCTTTGGCGCGCAGTGGAGGGCACCGCACATCCTGGTCCGTGGGCGATTTTGTGTTGGTAAAATCCAGCGGCAGCTTCGCTGGGCCTGTTGGTGTTTCAGAAGAAGATTCTGAAGAGTCAGTCGCCTTGGAGCCAGTCCGGCTACGAGCCTTGGGCAGAGTCAACTTTGGGACTACTGGCTCGACAGGTGTCGCATTCTCGTTGTAGTCGCTTGCCTTAAACGAAGGCATGCTTATGACTGGCACTCCGATATCAACAGTGACCGGCGGCGCCTTTGGGATAGAAAGAGCTGGGGACTGAACCCAGACCCGTCCAACCCCAACAGAAGGTATCTCAGGCATCAGCCTTGATTCGTTCAATCAAGCGACGCAAATACCACTCAGCCTTTTGAGCGTCCTGCAGCGAGCTCTCTTTGTGCCACATTCGCAGCAAATACTTCAATGACTGTCCCTGCAAATAGGCGCTCACCACATCAGATGAGCCCTGCATCGCATCTTCGATCACCTCGATCGCTTCAATGCGTCCTTGCGTGTAGTGAGAGGGCGAGTGGACCTGATCAGGCATTAAAAAGGAATTGCAGGACCAGTCTTGCTTGGCATTAGCTCTTTCACTTGGCCAGGCATTGCGTCGGTGACCGAGCTTTCGATCTTGTCGAACAGCATCGTGGTCAGTCGAACCTCAATTTCACTGACTACCTTTTGCGCCATCGCAGGGCCACGAACCGCTGCAAACACAAAAATTCCACTGTTAGCCAGTGCTAGCAGGAAACCGCCGATGGCAAGGACGTTGATGGTTTTTTGCATGACAAGAAAAAACCCTCTTGGCGGTGTGAGGAACCAAGAGGGCTGTGCTTCTCCTTCGCGACTAAAGGATAATCAGAATTTGAACTTTCCGCCAACCTTCAGGCCATAGCCGGCATCAGCATCGTCGTATTTTGCGACAGACACCTCGCCATACAGGTCGAAGTTTTCGGACACAGGGGCCGAAACGCCAGTCTTGGCAGAGAAGCCGACTTCAGCTTCGCCGCCGTCAGGCATCAGGACGCTGGGGCCACCTTGGATATACCAAGAGCCTTGCTCGTAGCCGAAATGTCCATCAAGCACGCTGCCGCCATAGTTCGAGCCAGCCCAGCCAGCATTGAACTCAGGATTCAGGTAAAAATTGTCGGCGAACGCAGGAGTGGCCAGCGCAGCTACGGAAGCGGCGGCACCACTCGCAATCAGAGCTTTGAACATCTTGGGTAAAACTAAGATTTTCCCTGGCCACGATATCTCTTTTTGCCTCTTTTGGCTTTGGAGTTTGTGCCATTACCTTGTCTGGTCCGTTTGGGCTTTCCTGGAACAAAGTTTTTGCCGCTAAGTGATTTCGCCATCAGCCAAGGAAATTGATGTACTTGAAATGAAGGCCGGTGTACAACCCATGCATCTCGTGCTTGGGATCGTCACGCTGGTCATACAGGTAAAGCTCTTCGATCCAGCGCTGACGATTGGACATTGCCTCAATGTCCTCCGCGCCAAACTTTCCGGGAATCATTGGATCAGGACGGCTTGCCATGATTAAGCTTCCAACATTGCGTTGCCACGAGTGATGGCATCAGTCAAAGGCGTCAAATCCTTGTCGCCCCAGTCGGTCAACGGGACATAAAGCTCGAGGTGCTCAACGTTGCGACGAATGTCGTCGATGTCGTCTTC